CCAGAACGCTCTGCGCCACCTCGACACCCGCGGCGCCAAGCGTCGCCACGCCTGCTGCGCCGCTGCCCTTCATCGTGCGACTGTCGGCCAAGACCTCCCGCACGGGCGCCGTTTCCGCAGCGAACGCCGTCGCCCGCACCGGGAAGCGCTCGCCCCATTGCCGAGCCGGGCCGAGATCGATGTGCATGAAGCCCGAGCGCGGATAGTAGCCGAAGCCGAGGAAGCCGACGGCTCGGGCGGCAGCCTCGAAGGCGACCGGATCGTGGTTGGCCATGGCGATGTCGAAGGCCGTGCCGTCCATGTGCTTCGAGCGCGGCGCGCCGCCGACGGCCCGGTTGTGCGCCGGACTACGGTAGGCCGAACGGACGATGAGCGGCTTGCCAAGTCGGTCGCGCAGCGCCTGGAGCTTGTCGAGCGCTTCCTCGTTTATCCGCAGGGAGCCGCTGCCCCGGCAGGCGATCTCGGCGGGGGAGAAATCCTTCCAGCGCCACGAATGCTCGGGCACGTCGCGCCAGTGTTTGTAGGTCATTGTCGTCATGGCAGGTCTCCAGGCACAAAAAAGCCCGCTCCTCGACGAGGGCGGGCGGTTGTCTGATAGGTCGGGCGGATAGGCTAAGGCGTCGGTCCGAAGAGCTTCAGCTTTATGGCGATGCCGGCCATCAGGGCGAGCAGGACGCCGGTGGTGATCAGCCGCACGGCGGTCTGGACGGCCGTCTGTTTCGCGAGGCGGAAACCCGCGAGCAACGAGCGAAGATCGCGGATGTCCTCGGCGGCATCCTGCCCATCGAGGCCGACCTCATGCAGGGCGCGCCGCGCACCCGTCTCGGCAGCCCGCTCCAGCAGGGCTTCAAACTCGGTCTCGGACATGCGGAACTGCTCGTTCGCTTGCGGCGGCGTCATAGCGGTTCTCCCGGAGAGTCTGGTTTTGGCTCGCGGCTTTGCCGGTGGCCGCTCAGGTCGCCACGCCGGACTCGCACAGCAGGGTGATGAAGCGGCGGCGGCGCTCCATGTCGGCGGCGGTGCGAATGTTGTAGACGGTGCCTGAACGTGTCTCGATCAGCCGCCAAGTGGGAGTGATGGTGGCAGTCTCGGTATCGAAACGCACGATGATCAGCGCCGGCTGAACGCTTTGCAGACGCGCGGCAATGACGGTCTCGCCGCCCTTGGAGAGCAGGATGCAGGCGTCGCGCTCGAACTGGGGGACCCATTGACCGACAACACCACCATAGCCGTCATCGATTTCCTCGCGCTTTTCGAGGCGGACGCGGTCGCGCAGGGCATTGGCGGTGATCCGGGCCATCAGATCAGGCTTTTGCGGTAGGGTGCGATCAGGGCATGGACGGTGTGCTCGATGGCGGCATCGATGCTGGTGTCGGCGCCATCGAACAGGCGCTGGACGATGAGCAGGAGGGCCTGGCGGATGGGCTCCGGCACGTCGGCCGCCGCGCCATAGCCGGCGGTGAAGATGATCGAGACGGCATCCGCGCGACGGAAGGTGGCCGGCCAGGATTGGCCTGACCGCCGGGTGACATAGGCACCGCGCGCGTCGGCAAACAGATCGTAGACGCCGGTGTCCAATGTCTGCTGCACATTGCTGGCATCGAAGTAGCTGACGCTGTCGATCGCGGTGACCGGCGCCAGCGGCAATGGCAGGTGATCGGCAAAGCGGCCGAACTCCTGTCGCCAGGTTTGGGTAATCAGCGCCCGCCCGAGAATGCCGGACCAGCCGTCGAGCCAGGCGGTCGCCGCCCTGATCTGGGCGCTGATCAGATCGTCCTGGTCATCGTGATCGACGCGCAGATGGGCCTTGGCCTCGGCCAGCGACACCGGCATGGTCGCGGGCGCAACCGTGCGGACGGGAGCGAGCATGGCTGTCTTCCAACAGGTTGATGAACGGGGGTGGCCAGAATCTCGGCGCTGCCGACTGTCTGGCCGCTCTGACCGATCAGGCGACCGGCGCGTCGTGGGGATGGCCGAGCGCAAAGATCGCACCCGCGGCGATCGACGTGCCGGAGGTTTTGGTGATGACGGCACGAATGTAGCGCTTGTTGCCCTTGTAGCCCTGCTTGCAGACCGTGTCGGCTTCGAGCGCTGCCGGTAGAGTGCCCTGGAGGTCGGCTGCGGCAACGTCGCTGAAGTCGCCGTCGTCCGTGGTGTCGGCATGCTGCAGCTTCACGTCGAACACGCCGTCGCCGGCAATCGCCCCGGTGGTGATGATCAGCGTTGCCGCGTTGTAGCCCTGCAGATCGGCATGGCTGCCCTTGGTGGTGGCCGTGACCACGGCCGGAACCAGAGACGCAACCAGGCTGAGGCCGGAGATACCGTCCTTCATGACAGGAGTCCTTTCGATGAATGGGAATTGTGAAGAGACGGGCAGCCGGAGCCGCCCGTCATGTGGATCAGGTGCTGATCTTCAACAGCTTCAGGGCTTCAAAGTTGACGATGCCGCCGCCGACCCGCTTGGTGGTGTAGAACAGCACGTTCGGCTTGGCGGTGTAGGGATCGCGCAGGACGCGGATGCCGATGCGGTCGACGATCAGATAGGCGCGGCCGAAGTCGCCGAAGGCGACGGGAAAGGCATTGGCCGCCACCGCCGGCATATTGTCGTCGGTATGGACCGGCTTGCCGAGGATGGTGGCCACCTGTGCAGGGCCGGAGGGTGGCGCCCAGACATAGGCGCCTTCGGCGTCCTTGAACTTGCGCACCGTGTTCATGGTCGCATCCGACATCAGCCAGGAGGCCCCGTTCCGGTAGCCGGATTTCAGGGCATAGTAGAGGTCGATCAGGCAATCGGCAGGATTGGCCGAGGCGGTCGCCGCAACAAAGCCGTCAGCCTTGCCTGAAGCGACGAAGCCGATCTTGCCCCAGGCATGGGAGGCATTGGCCACCGTGTCATAGGCAAGGATGCCGCGCGGCTTGTTGATGCCGTCGCCATGGGCAAAGGCAGCCCCCTCCTGCTCGGCGAACTCGATCGCCACTTCCTCGGCCAGCCATGCGGCAAGATCGATGCGCGCATCGTCGAGCGAGGTCTGCGTGGCGCCGGGCATAGCGTAGATCTCGCCGGTATTGATGGCGATCTCACGCAAGGTCGGCGTGGCCGTGCCAGGACGATCCTGTTCCTCGCCAACCCAACCGGATGTAGCACCGCCCATATTGACCAGCTTCTTGTAGGTGCTGGTCGAGATCGAGATGGTGCGGGCGAGCGAGCGGATGGTGGAGACGGTACCGAGCACCCGATCGATCCCGGCCTCGGTCTCTTCCGGCACCAGATAGCCGCCGTCGGGATCGGACTGGGTGGTCAGCTTGGCCTTGACCTCGAGATCACGCAGGCCAGCATCGACACCGCGGCGGAAGAAGCGGTCGAAGGCCTGTGCATGTTCGGCCTTGTCCGGATCGGTCGTCCCGCCAACAGCACCGACCTTGACCGCTGCCAGCGCGGCATTGGTCTCGTCGAGGGCCTTTTGCAGGGCGGTGATCTCGGCATTGATACGGTCGACCTTCTCGGTTTGGACCACATCGGCCATGCCGGCCTTGATGTCGGCGAGTTCCTTGTCGCGCTCGGCCTTGAAGTCCTCAAAGGTCTTCTGCAGCTCAGCCAGGATTTTGGTGGCATTGCCGGAATCGGCGCGCACGCCGACGATCCCGCGCGCACGCGGGATGAGCTCGATACCCATCTCAGGTCTCCTATGATCTGATGGTGTCGATCAGCCGCTGCAGGGCGG